ATCCACCCTTGCGGAGAGTCCCTCTAGCAGGATCTCCGAGCCACCTTTAGGCGCAGTAAGCGTCACCGGCTGTAATCGCAGCGTTGACAGCGGTGAGGTCGTAACCATCCCACCAAGGCTTATCACGCATGAGCTTTAAATGACCAACATTGCGCTCAACGGTGGCTTTGGACTCATCGTTTTTAATGATGACTTGGTTGCCATAACTGCCAGCAACATAGCCTTCAATCAGGGACACGGAGTCACCCATCGCTGAGAAATGGCGGTCAAGTTCTGCTTTTACAGGGATTTCAATAACTTCTGACATGGTTAGTTTCCTTTTAAAGCGTTGACTTCAGCTTGCAGTGCTTGCACTTGGGCTGAGAGTTCTTGGACTGCTTTGACTAATGGGGAGATAAACATCTCACGGCTAATGGCTTGGATACCGTCTGGGCCTTGATCCCATCCGTTAAAGGTTGTGCAACCTTCAGCATCAAGCGCAGCTTTGATTTCCTGCGCCACAAACCCGTGAATGACAGTTGTTGTGTCCTTGCCGTTGATCTCTTTGTAATAGGGATGGTCAACAGGCAGTTCGTTTTGAGGTTTCCAAGTAAACTTGATGGGATTGAGTCGGTTGATGAATGACAAACCCAACGTGTCAGGCTCGACGATGTTCTTCATCGTGCCATCTGAAGTTTGCGTCCAAGTGGCGTTGACTGTATAGGCGTTATATATTTTACCAGCGCCATTACCAATGGTGACGTTGGTGTTAGCCTGACCAGTAACACCGTTGCCAATAACGATTTGGTCTACGCCACCAACGGCGCTTGCGTCAGCGTTATAACCAAGAATAACATTTCCAGTTCCTGTGGTAATTGAATCGCCAGCACCATAACCAACAGCAGTGTTATTTGCGCCGGTGGTGTTGAAGTAGAGGGCTTCACCTCCTAATGCTACATTAGATCCTCCGGTGGTGTTAGAGGTAAGGGCATGGGAACCCATAGCTGTGTTATTAACCCCAGTTGTATTTGCGTCTAAAGTAGCGTTTCCGAATGCTACGTTACTTTGACCGGTGGTGTTGGCGTAAAGCGCTCTCCATCCAACTGCCGTGTTGTTTTGACCAGTAGTGTTTAATGAAAGAGCCTCATACCCCACACCAGTGAGGTAATCTCCAGTAGTGTTTGTATATCCAGTTCGGTATCCGCCTACAAACGTATTGTTGCCGCCCGTAGTATTTGAGTAGCCCGCTTGATACCCGATAAAGGCGTTGTACGACGAAGTGGTGTTGCTGTATCCGGCTTGGTATCCTACTGCGGTGTTACTTGCGCCGGTGGTGTTGAGGAAGAGGGCTTGGTAGCCTATTGCGATGTTGTTAGATGCGGTGCTGTTTGAGGCTAATGCGCTTCTTCCTATTGCAACATTATATGAACCTGTTGTGTTGTCATCCATTGCTCCCGGACTAAAAGCACAATTATAACTACCGGTGGTATTTGAATTTAAAGTTGAAGCACCGCCAACTGCGGTGTTATCTACGCCAGTAGTGTTAGCACTTAAAGCACCAGAACCAACCGCAGTGTTATTTGCGCCGGTGGTGTTTGCACCCAGCGCAGCCGATCCAACAGCGGTATTAGAAGTACCAATCGTATTTACATCCAACGCCTGATAACCAACCGCCGTATTGTTTGTGCCGGTAGTGTTATCGTTGCCTGCTTCAAACCCAATAAAGGTGTTGTTTACCCCGGTAGTGACTGCGCCAGCACCCGATCCAAGAGCCGTTTCAAAGGGGGAGGCAGAGTCTGTTTGGCCTGATAAACTTGCTATCGTTGCAAAGGACAGGGTACCTGAGCCATTGGTTGTTATGGCTTGCCCTGAAGTTCCATCTGCCGTGGGATAAGAAAGCCCTGAAAGCTTAATAGCCCCCGAGCCTTTGGGAGTCAGGTTAATACCGATATTAGTGTCATTACCCGTAGCACTTAATACAGGATTGTTACCTGTGGCTGCATTGGCTACCGTAACTTCATTGACCGCCGATCCGGTTGCCGTAACTTTAAGAAGCTCATTACCGTTTGTGTCATTAATACTGGTTATGACTTTGGGAGAAGTCATGGAAAGCGTTGTGCCGTCTGTCGTGGCGTTAGTAATCCCGCCGAACACGCCTGCATTGTTGTACTGGACTTGCGTGGTAGAGCCACCAGCCGCGCCACCGACTTTTACATAATCCGTACCGTTGAAAGCTACTAATGCTTTTTCACCGGGAACAATCGCAACGCCAGTTTGCCCCGATGCTTTGATTGTCACGTTATACGTTGAGTCTGCATTAATAATGACATACCGCCGATTGGAACTTGGCGCAGTTATGGTTGATGCCACAGCCAAGCCAGATACTTTGATAGCCCCATATTGGGCGGAACTAGCAACAATGTTTGTTGCAGCAGCCGTTCCATCCGTTAGGCTAAGACTTAAAGCGCCTGCGGTGAAATCACTACTTGTCAAAGAGGTCATCCCGGCAACCGCAATATCCACATATTGAGTTAATCCGTTATTGACGGCATCGCCCCATGTGCCGGATTCTGTTCCGGTTACTGGCAGCGGAAGATCTAAAAGAGTTGTGCGGTTAATTGTCATAGTTCACCTCAAGATGTCTGAATCACTTGCCAATCTGCAATTTGATCGTCGTCAATATCTTCCCAGAATTTACGGCATTCCGTTTCATCCGTTGCCGTGCCTGAGTCGGTTATCAAAATATTAAATGTCATCAACGCTGTCAGTGCATCTGTACCGGTTGCACTATCCGTTAGGCTTGCCATAAACGCCGCCTCTGCACCGATATTATCCACTGCTGTTGATGATTCGGCAATGTCAGACGCGTGTGTTTGACTTGCTGATGCTTCATCCGTCCCAGAGGAAGATTCAGTGATTGTTCCCGGCAATATCCGTAATGCTGAGATCTCATCCGTGCCGGTTGCCGAATCATCTGTGGCGGCTTGGAATCCGGGATTCCCTGCAACACTGTCAGTTCCTGTCGCTGCTTCCGACAAAGCACTAAAGTTTGCAAGGTTTGCAAAAATTGCATCTGAACCCGATCCGCTTTCTGCAACTGACGATGTAAGCGATCCCGCTGCAATAACCGCATCTGACCCTGTTGCTGTTTCTGCAATAGAACCAATAGCATTGAGCAACGCAACAATACTGTCGGTTGCTGTAGCCGATTCCAGAACAACGCCAACTTTTCCAAGATTGTCCGCTTCAGTGGTGTCAGACGCTGTAGCCGATTCACTAAGTGTTCGGCCATAGACCGACCCACCCCACGAACCAATACCCCATCCTCCTGACCCCCAGCCGCCATCATCCGTGCCAAACGCATAGATAACATCCGATGCGGATGCGGCATCAGAAAGCTCTGCTGAAAACGCCCCGCCCGGAAGAATAGAATCCGCGCCTGTCGCTGAGTCCAATAAAATGGACGCCAGCAAACCAATTGCACTGATTGAATCCGTTGCACTTGCAGAGTCATTAACTACTGATTGATAGTTTGGTGACGAAACAATAGAGTCCGCCCCGGTTGCGGAATCGGTGACAATGGAGTCATATACCGATGCTCCCCAACCAGAGGTTCCCCAATCACCAGAACCCCAACCGGCCATGTTTTATGGGTTAAGGCTGAACGTATAAGTAACCGTCAACGTGTCGCCATTCACAACCGAGCGATCTCCGGGAGACTGGAAATCTGCTGCTGAGAACAGGGTTCCACTTGAACCGCCAACTGTGTTGTTGCTGGTTAAAAATGCACCGCCAACAGTCGCCGTACCGGTGATGTTAAATGTTGCTTTACTGGCTGAGTTGGTTACCACTGATGGCGCACCACCTGATCCCGGCGTCGTTGCTGCTGCAAATGTAGCAGTAGGGCGATTGCCTGAATAATCAGTCACTTCAGTCCAGCCAGCATGACTTGACATCGTGTCGTCATAGGCTGGGTTATTAGACGAAGCGGCTCCATAAAGCCCAAGATACCATACAGTAATCCTAGACGTAGCGCCATCAAGTGACGTACCAGCCATGTATTGAAGGCCGGTTGCGACAACTAAATTTTTTGCTTCGGCTTTCCACTTAAGTTTGCCATCTTTGTCATAGCATTCTGCGGTGAAAACACCAATAGCCCTGCCGCTTTCGGCAGCGCCAGTCTGCGCTGTGAAAGCACTAGCCACTACTTCTTTAGCTTTAGCAATATCATTACTCATTATGAAATCCTTAGTACGGAGTCAGTTGCGCCCATAGGCGGGAAAGTAATCACAAGATTAGAACCGTTCTTTGTGATCGTGTTACCAAAGCTCAAAACACAAACGGCACGATCCCCGTTTGTTGTATTGTAAATCAGCGCTCCAGCGCAGGAAAGGGTCACATTGGTGAACGTAAGATCGTCAAAAGACCAATATCCTGTAGTACCTGATGAAAGGGGCGTGATGTTTGTAAGTGCAAGCCCGCCAGTGGTGTAATTGGTTCCGCTCGACGGTACTTCCCCAGCGGATGTATACACAGTCGTGCTAGCACTGAGGTCGGCAGTTGCGACGTACAAGGCGAGCTTAAAAACATTACCTGTACCCGTCGTAAAGTTGTGCAAACCTTGAGCGACTTCTGCTTTAAAACTTGTGCACATCGTCTGGTAGATTGCCATACTACCTCACCGGATACCGAACTTGACCAGACCTGTACGCATCCTGACGTTCCATACCATCACCAAGACGTTTAGCAAGAGAGAGGGCTTCTTTGTAATACTCGTCAACTTTTGCCATTAAATCAGGTTCGGATTTAATAAAAATATACCCTTCACGTATAGCACCGTACAACAATACCGAATCAAAATTATCACCAAGCCATGTTTGCCCTGAAGAAACAGTTGTTATTGATTCTGGGTAATAGTAGTAATGGAGTTCTGCTGTATAAGGTAAGTTTGGTGTTGGGCCAAGTAAAAAAGTAAGTTCATTAGGAAGCGCAGGGAGGTTAGGTCCAAAAATAGCGTAATGCCTTGGGCGACCTGTAAAAAGAGGGTCAGGGTATGCTTCACGAATAAAATTAACGTCTTTGTTTAACAAATAATGAAATTTACCTTGAAAAGTAACGGTTCCTGAAATAGTAGCAGTACTAGCAACAGACAGTGTTACTGTCGTATTAAGTAAACTAACAACTTTTGCTCCTGTTCCAATTCCAGTACCATAAACTGCTTGATCAACTTCAATACCCGTAATGTCAGATACAACAATTGTAAAAGCGCCTGAAGTACCTGTAGCAGTCGGCGTGGCATATGAATAAATAGCCATGCTATAAGTCGCTAAAAAATCAGCAGGACACTGAAGGTATTTATTAGATGTTGAGCATGAGCCCGTAACATTACGGCGTAAAGAAGGAAACTGTACTGAATTATAAATACGCTGCTCCGCTTGTTGAACAAACGTAGCTACTTGGTCATCAGATGCCCAAACCGTACTTGAATCCGTAAAGTTAATCGTCGGGAAGTCGTTTTCGACATACCCTCGGATTGCCTTCTTTAACTCCGTATAGTTCACGCCATCGGTCCCCGGCACATTGTGCCTTTAGTTGCAGCCCCAGCTCCACGCATCTTGATGCCAGAAGTTTTAATAGGCTTTTCGAGTTTGTTAGTGTACGGCCCAACACTCATAGCTACTGTATTTGAACTGCTGTGATCAGGACCAGAGCCGGGGTTACTAGAAATCGTTAGCTTCTTTCCCTGCATTGTGTGCGGCTCAGCGTAGGTTGACGCAGGGCCGACCTCTTTGCCGCCTTTCTTCATGCTGTAGCTAGCCATTATTTGCCCCTTTGATTTGCAACGCGAGCAAGATTACGGCCCATCTTACGCATATCCATACCTGTAGGGCCACCCTTCTTAAGCTTAGTCAGTGGCTGACCTTTATGCTTGGCTTTCTCATGCTTGTGCACTGCACCAGCAATCATCTTTTTGTCTTGCGCTAAGTCTTTCTTATCCATCATGTACTCCTAAGAAACAGTTACGGAATTTACGGCACCAACGCCAATTAAATCGTTTGGTGTCAGCGCGGTATCAAATGACCTAGCCCCACCAACGGGATACCACCCCCACTGAATAATCCGACTGCCCATTGTAATCGTACCTAGCTCGTCGATGCTAGCGTCATCATTCACAGGTTCAATCTGCAAACCGTTAATACCTGCCTGACGGTATGAATTGGAATCAACTCGGGGGTTACGTATGGCTTGCGGGTCATATACCGGATACATGCCAAGCTG